ATCGTATTTACTGTTACCGGAAAAGCGTTTTTTAACTTAATACCGTATACCGGAATGTTTTGTTGATTTAACTGTTGTATAGTTACATCTGTAACGTATTCTTTTTTGTAACCCACTTGATATGTTTCAGGATTGACTACCAAGTCGAGCCAACGATCAAACAGTTTTTTCATATGATAGTCATTCGTTAGATGAAAGACAAAATTGACATCTTCGTTAAAGTATCCTTGAGGATTCTTTATGCTTTGACGATAGTTCATATGTTGTTTATCCAATGTTTGTATCTGCCGGCCGGGCAAAGAACAACTCTCACAAAGGAGTGCTACATCTCTTGGATCGTTCACAAACTGACTTAGACCAAAGTTGCCGCTTAAAAGATTTGTTGCAGCGTTTTGTAAATCCAAGTTAATAAGCGTTTGCGACGGAGGATTCATGAACAAAGCAAAGCGATTTGTCGGCGCCAATCCACTTCTTCGACCAATGACTGACTTGAAGTCGTCAATTGTTGTTGGACTTATCGTACCTTGAATTTTTTTAACTAAAGACATTATGCTATGAGTTTACGTGATTTATTCCAGACGGTTTGTCTCTTGTTTTTTACAAACTGGTCGGTTGGCATGAAGAGTGCGGCTTCCCATTCAGTTGCCGGAACTTCTGATACTCTTGATTTGATTTGTGAGGTGAGATATCTTTTGAAACACGGCTCAAACTCTTTGAGTTTCTGAGCGCCGGACAAAAGACCATAGGATAGTTTAAATTTGGTACTTCGATTGTATTTCTTGTTGGTCATATAATCTCTCAACTTGTCAAAGAAGATCGCACGTCTCCTTGGATCAAGATAGTGAAGATTCAATCCATAGAAACCCTTTGGCGCTTTATCAACCATAAGGATTAACGGAAACTTATCGTAATATGGAAGACTTTCTTTGGTCTTTGGATCGTAGAAGTACATGAACATACGACCAGTAAGAGGCCTGTTCACTTTGATCAAATTCTCGTCTTTCAGTATCTTATTTCGATTGATTGTTGTGATACTACTAAGACGCTTTTTAAACCACTTCAACGACTCTTCGGTACGAGGTTGAACACCTGAACGAAAAGCATCTGCTTGAAGTTTGTCAAAATGAGATACGGCCATGTATCTATTTATATGATTAGGTCAACAATTTTATACCCATTCCCTTCAAAGTTTCTTCTGTCCATATTTGAAAGATGATGCCTCGATCTGCACAATATTCTTCGGCAGCCTCCCATTTCGAGGTGTTCTTAATGTAGGTCATTACTTCGTTGAGGTAACGTTTTGTTTTCTTACGTGTTTTAGGTGGTTTTGTTTCTTTCTTTGGCTTGATTTCAATCAGATATTCCTTGTCCTTTGTCTTGATGTAAACATCCGGAAAGTATCTATGTCGTTTTCTATCCGTATTACATCGATATGGAATGATAATCTCTTCGCTCGACCATTGAAGAACACTTGGATTTTCATCACACCAACGAAAAACCTGTCTCTCCCACAAGGATCTAAAGATAACCTGAGTTGGATTACCTTTATACTTGTCCGGATTCTTTACTTTATATCTCCCACTATACGCCATTTTTTCTTATAAATAAGAACAGAATCTATTTATCTATGGCAATTCCAAATAAACTATCGGGTCTCGGAAAAAGAGCAAATGCTTTAGCAAGAAATGCCCAAGCGCAGGCGGCGTCATCTATTTCTTCTATTGCAAACAACCTCACTAATAGTAAATTCAACAAATTGACGGGCGGAGACACAAATAGTGAGTTGATTTTTCCTGATACTTTAAGAGCTCAACCGAATGTTCATACGGTGAGATTTAGTGTATATGACAATTCAGCAGGAAAAATGGATATAAAACATATTTTTTTACCTTGTCCTGCCAATATTGCAATCAACGATTCCGCAACTTATAATACAATAGACCTTGGGGTTGCGGGGACAGCTCTGGGGAAATCAATTCAAGACGGTGGTTTTTCTCCCAGCAAAATTGCCGAGAGTTTAAAGAGTCAAGCGGCAGGTGCAACTTCCAATTTTAATGAAGCGGAAATCGCTGGGGCAGTAAGTCAATTATTGCCAGGGCCAGATGCGATTACCGGCGCCGCAAGACTTGCGAGTAGAACTCTTTTAAACCCCAATACTAATACTACGTTTGCCGGAAATGCTTTACGATCCTTCACATTTGGTTTTAAAATGGTTGCTACTTCGGCCGAAGAAGCAGAAGTTATTCGTAAAATTCACCATCGTTTTAGAAGATTCTCTTACGCAGATTCAAAATCCAGCGATCAGAATATCATACTTGCTATGCCTCCAACGTGGACAATTCATTTTCTCGATGGTAACAAACAAGAAAATAAATTTATTCCAAGAATTTTTTCTTGTTATTTGGTTTCTGTTGAATCAGCTTTCAATTCAACCACAAACATGTTCCATGAAGATGGCGCGCCTTTGGAAGTAGATGTAAGTCTATCGTATCAGGAAACGAGGGCTCTTACTCGAACAGATATCGATAGTCTTAACGAAGAATCTCTTGGCGAAAATAGAGGAATTGATGAAAATGGAACACCCAATATAAGCTCAGTATCAAATCTTAAGGCCATTGTTGGCGACGAAAACGAATCTACACAACCTTAGTTTCCCAAATTCTAATCTTATGTCTTTCTTTCGACAGTTTCCCAAAATACAATACGATTTACAAGAAACAAATGTTTTATCAACTCGTTTTGATATATTTCGTCATGTTGATGTAGCACATGCTCAGACAGATAGTTATACCAATTATCTTTTCTATGATATAAAAGACGGGGAAAGACCCGACGTTGTTTCTCAAAAACTTTACAACACACCTGAATATCATTGGACATTTTTTATTATAAATGATTTTCTTCAAGCGGGATTGAATAAATGGTATAAATCACAGGTGGATTTTTATCGAGAATTGGAATTGGAGTATGGTGATCATGGAGCTCTTATTTTTATTCCCAATTATTCAATAGACCCAAATCGAGAATTACGCCTGAATGCCGCAAATGTTTTTGGTGGACTGGATGTGACTACTGATGGTTTAAGACTTGTTCGAACTGGAGGATCTCCAGAGGATAGCGCAAAGATTAAAAAATTTGATCCATTTATGCAACAACTGATCACATTTGAGGCAACAAGTGATTCTTTTTATGATTCGGGTGGGACATATCATTTTGGGTTTTCTTCGGACATTACCACAACAAATAGAAAAACATTTTTGTCGAATTACTTAACACATCTGAAAAAGAATAATCGTGTAGCGAATGAAGCGTTCACCGACGAAAACACTCCTTTTACCGAAAGCAATTTAAGCACTTACACTTATACACCTGAAAGAGCATACTCCTCTTTACTTGAGTCTCCTTATAGATTTAAAGCGAGTGATAATCCAACTTCAACATTTGAAGAAGATGAAGAAATTGGTGCGCTCGATGCTCTCTTAAACCAATATGGATCTATATCAAATTTTAAAAGTTGGTTTGATTATGAGTATGAAGAAAACGAAAAAAGTCGAAAGATAATGTACGTATCTCCATTTTATATTGAAAGATTTGTTGATTCATATAAAACTTTGATAAACTCTTAGTATGTCAATTTCCGGAAAAAATATTTCAAAGGGCTCCAATAAGGCCTTTGTTCCTTCTGCCTATCGTTTGGAGTTTATTGAAATGACGAATCACAAAGGTGATGTGAAAGACATACAAAATATTGTTGTAAATATGTCAATCACCGAGAGTATTTATTCGCAATCATTAGTATTATCTCTTACTCTCAAAGATAGTACAAACTTCATTGAAGAGTTTCAAATCATAGGACAGGAAAAGATAAGAATTAAAATTTCTTATAAGAAAAGAAACGGAAAAGAAAAAACTCTTGATTTGAAATTTTTTGTAAGTGAATATCCAACATTTGGTTCAAGCGAAAAACAAGCCTATATTCAAATTATAAGATTGATGGGTATATCCGAGCAGTCCTATATTTCAAATCAAAAGAAGATATCCAAATCTTATTCGAATAATAGCGCAAAGGAAATTGAAAATATTCTTAAAAAGGAACTTAATTTACCCGACAATAAGTTTAAAACTACGATTGACCCATATCTTGCGATTA